CCGATACAATAAAATATGCTTACCGGATGCTCACAAAAGGAGTCAATGAGTCTGACTGCAATAAAATTATTCACTATATTTCTCTGGCAAAGGCCGAGCACATGGAGGAAAAAACATGAAAGCATTGATAACTGGGGCAACTGGATTTATCGGCCGCAATCTCTGCGAACATCTACAGGGAAGGGGAATTGAGTACGATACAGTTGGACGTGATTGGCAGAAGACGCTTACCGGCGCCGGTAACTATGATCTTGTTTTCTATTTAGCTGGAGAGGTCCGCAATCCGGCGAAGATGTACGAGGCCAATGTGCGGCTTCTTTACCGCACCCTTTCAGTTTCTTTAAAATGGGATTGTCCGGTTGTGTATATCGGAAGCAGTTCTGAATACGGTAGGATGCCCAGGGCCATGCGGGAAACAGATCCTATTAATCCGACAAATTTTTACGAAGCCACAAAAGGTATGGGTACGCTTCTCTGCCAAGGATTCGCCAAGGAATTTGGTAAAGCAACGGTAATTGTTCGCCCATCGGCGGTTTATGGTAAATACGAAAATAAATCAAAATTAATTCCCACGGTAATACAAAAGGTAAAAGCCGGTGAGACGGTTGATATTTACCCCGGAGCACACGACTGGATACACGTCGATGATTTTATCAGCGCCGTATTTACTATTCTTTTGAAGGGAAAACTTGATGGAAGTATTTATAATGTGAGTTCCGGAGAGCAACATGCCAATGTGGAAATTGCCGCGGATATTGGGAAAATCATGGGGGCGCAAGTAAAAATAAACAAACACCATGGCGCTTTCCGTGCTTACGACTCTGATCATTGGTTGGTAAATAACAATAAAATTAAGGAACTTGGATGGAAGCCAAAATATAACATTTGCACCGGATTGGCAAAAACAGTAAAAGAAATATTGGAATTGGAGGGAAAATGAAGTCATCCAACTACTATAAACGAAAAATATTGAGGCACAGCTTTGAGAACCAACTGGCCCACATAAGCTCGTGCCTGAACGCCGTCGTGCCGCTGCGCGACATCTACCTGAGCAAGCATCCGGAAGACAAAGTTGTCCTTTCCTGCGGCCATGCCTATCTCGCGCTCCGGGTAATCATGGAAGACCTCGGCCTAGATGTTCCGAAAGACTTCAGGACGCACCCTGACCGTGGCGGAGATGTTCACTGCAGTACTGGCTCTCTTGGCATGGGATTTCCAATTGCACTCGGCATAGCATTAGCTCGTCCCGAAAGAACAGTGTACTGCGTAAGCTCGGACGGTGAATGGGCAGAAGGATCTATGTTTGAGGCATTGCGGTTGATGGTTGACATTCCGGTTCCGAATATCCAACTCTGGGTTATCGCCAACGGGTATTCAGCGTATGATAAAGTTTCTATTAAAAATTTAGAGGATCGTTTGCTGCCGTTCATATCGAAAGCCATGGGGCAAGTATTAGTTTATCGACCGGAACCGATACCGCATTTAGAGGGAGTTGCCGGGCATTATTCAAAATTGGCGAAAGAACAGTACGACGATTTAAGGAGATTTTATGCGGAGTGAATTTGCGCACCAACTAATGTTTCACATGAAACATAATAAAGACACATGGTTGCTTCTAGGAGATGTCGGGTATGGTATCTTCGATTGGCACCGGCACAATTTCCCAGAGCGCGTCATAAACTGCGGTGCTGCGGAACACACGATGCTTTGCATGGCGGTTGGCCTGGCGCTGGAAGGGAAACTTGTTTTCGCCTACACGATTACGCCGTTTCTTCTTTGGCGCGGTGCCGAGGTAATTCGTAACTATATAAATTTTGAGGAAATTCCGGTAAAATTGGTGGGTAGCGGACGAGATAATGAATACGAGAAGGACGGTTATTCGCATTGCTGCACGGAAGATCTTGTGTTAATGAATGAATTGTTTTATAATATTGAGAACTACAGGACGGAAAAGAAGGAAGATATGCCGGCGGTGTTTCAAGAGATGGTGAAAAATAACCGCCCGAGTTACCTTAACCTTTCGAGGTATTAAATGCCAGAACCTTACCAAGTAGTTTATGATTACGGAGCGGTGCCGACAATTAAGAAATTTACGTTAAGCAATAAGCGTATCCGCGGTTTGATGGGCCCCTTCCGAAGCGGAAAGAGCTGCGGGTGCCTTATGGATATTATTCGCAGAGCGCATGAACAATATCCAGGAGCGGATGGCATAAGAAGATCGCGGTGGGCAGTTGTTAGAAATACAAATAAGCAACTCAATGATACTACAATTAGAACAGTATTTGATTGGCTCCCTCCTAGTGTTTTTGGAGAGTATTCTGAAACTAAAAAGAATTATTACATTACAAAATTTCCTGGAGTCTATATTGAATTGTGGTTTAGAGCGTTAGACCGGGAGGATCAGGCGCGAGATTTGCTGTCGGCGGAATATACCGGTGTTTGGGTAAATGAGGCCAGGGAAGTACCGTGGATTATTATTGAAACATTAGAGGGGCGTATTGGCCAGTATCCTCCGAAAAAAGACGGCGGGTGCAAGTATGCGGGGATAATCCTAGACACAAATCCTCCTGACGAGGGAAGTGCATGGTATAAGTTTTTTGAAGTAACGCGGCCAGCCCACGCTGCCATTTTTAAACAACCGTCCGGACTTTCAGAAAATGCCGAGAATATCAAAAATCTCAACGATCCTGGGTATTATAAAAAACTAGCCATCGGAAAATCGTCTCAATATGTCGCTACTTATATCGAAGGTAAATACGGTTACACACAAGAAGGCAAGGCTGTAATTGAGCAGTACAACGACAATACCCACGTTGCTCTGTCGGTGATTCAACCAATGGAAGATATTCCGCTAATATGCGGAATGGACTTCGGACTAAATCCCACGCTTCTTTTAGCGCAAATTACACCTCGGGGAAAGTTGCTTGTTCTTGATGAATATGTTTCCGATGGAATGGGGCTCAAGCAATTTTGCAGTAATATACTCATGCCGCAACTACGGATGAATTACTTTGGTGTTCCTATACAGGGGGGATATGGAGATCCCGCGGGAACATCACGTTCTCCTACTGACGAATCTACCTGTTATGAGACGCTTCGTGATTTAGGGTTGCGGCAAATACTCCCATGCCCAACCAATGCGTTATTACCAAGAATTGCGGCCGTTACTGATTTATTGACAAAAATGATCGACGGAGAACCAGCATTAGTTATTTCACCAAAATGTGTAATGCTGCGGAAGGCATTGAACGGTGGATACCACCGGCAGAGAATACCTGGAACTCAGAACGAATTTTCTGATCAGCCGGCAAAGAATATCTATAGTCACCCTGCAGACGCGCTTCAATATCTCTGTTACTACGTCAACGATATGAAATCTAAGAACAAGCGGAATGAGGATTTTCTGAAACGAATTGGACAACAAAAGAAACACCGGCCGGCGTCATCAATCGCCGGGATTTAAGGAGGAACCATGGCAACCGAAGAAGAAGTTCAGAAACGCAAAGAGAGATTGGATAAACTCGGCCCTGAGTTACGGGATAAATTTACCAAGAACGAAGCGAACCGGCGCCCAAAGGAAGTTGAATGGCTGGAGGACCTGCGGCAACTCAAGGGAATTTACGACGCTGATGTAAAGATCGAACCCGGGAATAGCCATTATTACCCGAAGATTACCCGGTCGAAAGTAAAGTCGGTTTTATCGCGACTAAATGACATGCTCTTCCCAACTACTGATCGTAATTACACTATCGAGTGTACCCCGGAACCAGAAATAGTCCCGGAACTTGCTCAGATGCTCGGGCAGAAACTTATCGAGCAGATGACCATGGAAGCACAACAGGGTGTATCTGAAGGGCAGCAACCTCCTCCCCTCAACCCTGACGAAGTATCAAAACGGATGGCCTCTGCAATCAAAAAGTATGCCCAGATTGCTGCGGAAAAGATGCAGTCAGAAATTGACGACCAACTTCTCGAAACAAAATACATACAGGAAGGTAAGAAGGTTCTGGAGTCAGGACTTAATTTTGGAACCGGCAT